ATACCCTAGGGGGTGTCTTTTTTGAAGACCCCTCCCCGGTACCACAATTATGCTCAGAGAGTTCTAGTCTCTCCGTCTTTGTTGTAATCAGAAGACTTTACTTTCTTGTATTTTACAATTCTTCCGTCTCTGTTTACAGCACTAAATTCGATTAAATAATCCATGGCTGCATCTATATCACCTTTATTAACTTCATATGGTAATACACTAGATGTTTTTGCTACACTAGCTAATCGTTCACAAGTATTATAGCCTTGATTTTGGTCATATAGTAGCCATTCAGACCATTGTGTGAAAGGACTATATGGATTATCTTCAGTTGTTAGTAAGTATACTTCTTTGTCCATATGTTATTCCTTTCCGGATAGGTAATTTTGCAATGTAGATGTTGATACACCAAATAGTTCAGCAACTTCTTGGTTTGTGTACCCTTTTGATAGCATAGATTTAGCTCTATTAATCTGAGTCTTACTTAAGATAGTTCTTTCTTTATATGGTGTCGCTAATTGTTTAATCCTATCGCTAGCGAATTTTAATATATCAGCTAATCTTGATGGAGGAATAGCTCCAGCTTGAATAGCTTCCCATTGTTTATCAGAAATATTAATTTCTTTTCTAGCAGCATTAACTCTGATTCTAGCTTCAGTTAACAGTCTCTGTTTCTTTTTAGACTGTTCTTCAGCTGTCATATTAGGATGCTCTCGATAATATGCTTTGAATTCTGCAGCAGCAATTGTTTGTGCATGTCTTTCTCTAGGAGTGTTTCTTTCTGCATTATCTAATTGATTATACAGATCTTCAACTTCATCTTTATACACATCACGTGCTGATCTAGAATAAGGAATATCGTGAGTAATTTCTGCTTCTTTTCTAGCTTCATTTGCTAATTCTTTCATATGATTAGCATAATCTGCATAGACATATTCTTTTGGACTTGGATGCTCTGATATTAATTTAGTAGCATCGTCAACATAAGCCATTTGAGTTACTTTTTGAGTAGCAACTATTTCTTTTACTGGTAAATCTTTTACTTCTACATATTCGCCAGTTTTCTTGTCTTTATAGAATTGCTTGCCATCTTTATTATATACTCTAGCTGTTGTTGGCTTACCAGTTTCAGGATCTTTATAGCTTACTTTATAATATACTTCATTAGTATTTCTGTAAAGTTTTTTACCAGTTTCAGGATCTACATTAACTGTTTTCTTTTCCCACTGTCTATAAATCTGACCAGTTTGTTCATCTAAATAGAGTTTCTTTTCAGGATCTATTTCAGTCAATGTATGACCGGTATCTTTAGCTATAAATTGTCCTTCTTTTCTAGCAGGGATGTCTATTTCGCCACTGGCTCTTGACAATATTGTTGCAGCACCTTTACGATACTTACCAGTTTCTGGATCAATTCTTCCTTGCCATTTTCTATGTAATTCTTCGATACCATTTTCTTTTTCACTAGATTTATAATCAAGCTCATGCTTAACGGCATCAATTACAACCATTGAGTGGCGAACAGCTCTCGCTATTTCATCATCTGAAGCACCTTTCAAGGTCATGTCTGTAATTAAGTTTGAAATCACACCCATTTGAGTTTGTTTAGCACCTTCATCCATTAAAGGATATTCAACACCATTTCTAAAACAATGTCTAACACCGTTTTTATCTTCATAAGATAATTTTGGATCTGGGCCATATTCAACTGTTGGATCAAAACCTAATAGACCAGGTAAAGGATCTTGAGTTGTAATAGCAAACTTATCTGGTTGCAAAGGTATGACCATTACTGTATCACCATCAAAATCTGCTCCAGATAAAATGCCTGCTGTTTTCGCATTAATACCCATAGCATCTTTTGCAGAAGGAGTAATTACTTCTATACCTTCTTTATTTTTATTATTTACTGTAACAACTGGTATTTCAAATGTACCAGCATGAGGATATCTAATTAATGCTAATTTCTGTCCATTTTCATAGTTAGGAGCGTAGCATTCATTATCTTTAATAGTTTCTAATGGAAGAATAACTTGATATTTTTGTCCTGGAAATGGAGCCGCTTTTAATTCTTCTGCTGCTTTATCAGCTTTTTCTGCAAAATCTTTAAGCATAGCTCTTTTAATAGTAGGATTTGTTACTTCTAATATCTCTTTATATTCTTCATCTTTTTGTAATTTAGCTAGAGATAATTGACGTTCAATTGTTGATTTAGGTTGTTTGCCTAACATTTGTGATGGTAATTCTTTTGACCAACCACCCCATTCACCTTCATCAGCACGTTTATTAATTAATGATAAATGTTTCTTACCATCTTTACCAATATAATAACTTTGGCCTCCGCCAACATCATTATCTGGTTCATTAATGCCAGGAATAATTGCTGATCCGAATGGATTATTAGGATCTTTTGCTAAATTCTTTTTAATAGATTTTAACGCACCTAATTTACCTTCAGATGAGTCTTTATTTGTATTAAATATAACATCAACGCCTTTAGGGAAATCTTCATCTCTTCCATAAACAGCCATGCCTTTAATATAATAATCATTATCTACTAAAATACGAACTTGAGCATAGTTAGATTCTCCTAAAGATAGATCAGGAACTCCTCGACGAATTTGAACTAATCCATCTTTTTCTAAACCACCATTATCTCTAAACTTTACTAATAATCTTTTTGAATCCATTGATTCTGGATACAAATATCTAGGAGCTCTTTCTCCTTTTTCATCAGTCATATAGTCAACTAAAGTTGATACATCTTCGAATAATGTTTTACCATCATATTTAGCATCAGGTCTTTGAATAATTTTCATAGTTGTATATTGACCTTTATTAGTAGCTTGAGGAACTGGAATATTTCTTATAATATATCCTTCTTCTTCTAAAACTGATAATGCTGTATCAAATCTAGTTCTTGTTACGCCTAATTCTTTTTCAACTTTTGTTCCAACATCGACCATCCCTTTAGGAGATGCGTCAACTGCTTTTTTAATTTTTTCAGCAGTATCCATAACGACATTGGTTCTATATTCAGAAATATCATTTAATAACGATCTAACTGTAGATTCATTTACTGGTGATCCATCTTTGTTAAATTTTTTTCCTAATTTAACTCCGATTTCTCTTTTAGATTGATTAGGATTTTCAGCAAGTTCTTTTTTAACGAAAGCTATTTTTTCTTTTCTTTCATTATTTCCATCAAAACTTCTTAAAGCTCTTAATTTAGTTGATGATATTCCTAAATCTCTAGCTATTTCAGTTTCTGTAAACCCTTGTCTAATTAGACTTAAATACCAAGCATTAAAATCACCTGGATGTTCGTGTTGATAAGGGTTTTTACCAGAACCATATGGGTATCTTCCAGATCCTCTTCCAGGAGGATTCTCATCATGAGCTACGCCATCATGTTCTAAATAATCTATAATTTTTCCCATTCCTTCTAAACATTCTTCTTTTGTGAACGAATCAATTATTAAAGAATGTTGAAGTTGCTCATCTTCATTAAGATATTCATTAAATATAAATCCTGGCATTCTCATTTCGCCTGGATAAGATTCTAAAATGTGATTTCGATACTTGTTAAAAGTTTTAACAAACCATTCTTTATCAGCATGATTCATTATTAAATTATCGAGAATCATACAGACATTTTCAGGTAATTGATCATAGAAATCTTTTTCTAATTTAGAGTTTATGAACTCTTTTTTATCCATATGATTACCTCCCGTTCTTTTCTAAAATATCACCTATTAATTTATTATCTTTTATTATTAAATCCATATAATATCTAATAACTTCTGCTGCAGGATGGTCTTCTACAATTTCTTGATTCTGATATATCCTGCATTGAATATCCGCTAATTTTTCTGGTTCTACTTTATATTCTAAACAAAATAGAGCGCAGTAAATATATGGTTGTCTCATATCAGCTGCAGTTGTGCCATTTTTATAATCGAATACTCTTAATATTTTATCTTTTTCAAAATATCCAATAGCATCTGATGTACCGAAGCAAAATGGACTATAAAATAAAATAATCTCTGATGACATATGAAACCCAATGCAATCATTAACAAATGGAACTAAGTTCTCTAAAATTGCTTGTGGATCATATGCATTTCTTGGCACAAACGCTTTATATAAAGTCTGCTTAATGAGATTAACATCATGTTTATTTAATTTTGTTTTACTCACAATACAATCATGAGCTAACTCATGTATAGCTGTTCCAATAGTTGTAGCATATTGCGAATAAAATCTTCTTTCAAAGGATTCTTCATTATCATTAGTCCAATGATAACTACTAGCTCCCATAAAGGCATGTTTGCCTTCATACTCTTTGTGTGGATTCCACATCCATGGCATAAACGTTCCTCCTAAATTATGCTTGATTAATTTGCTCATATCTATTACTATTCATTAGTAAACTTAAATCACTTTGAGAATTTCGCCAATCTTCTAAATCAGATTGAGTGAATGTCATAGTGTTTATACGATTTATATGAGCTATCATATCCTGAAGAACCTGCTGTGTATTCTCAGGATAAATAAATGCGGCAAAAGACATCCTATTCATTTTATTTACATAAAAATCTTGATTTGGTTGGTGTGGTGCATTTTCAGATTTCTTACATTCTAAAGCTGCCCATGCTAAACCAT